ACCCGCAGATGTGAATTAGAGGATGCTTTTGAATGGATGATCAAGGTTGAAAAATCACTCCCACCAGGTGTGGGGATTATTTGGTATATGGAAAAGCAGTTTTTCAGCAGACCTGTTAAAAAAGCACTGGCCAGAGCCATAAAAAAATACAAGTATCCATTAAGTGTGATCACCGATGAGAGGATCAAGCCCAATAAATACACCCGTATGGTGAGAATGTCTGCGGAGTATGCCGAGGGTAATGTCATCTATAACGTAGAGGAAGAACATGATCCGGATATGGTAGAAGGCAACCTTCAGGTAAAAGGAATAGAACCTGGCTACAGAACTCCGGATGATGCACCGGATAGCGACGAAGGAGCATGGTACTATTTAGATCAACATCAGTTTATTGATTCTGAAGACCTCGACGAAGATTCCGTCAACATTGGAAAGAACGAAAGAAACGAAAATAACGCCTATTAAAACTATAAATATGCCTTTTTTACAAGATACAGATTACGAAGTTCAGATCAGAACATGGGTAAAACAAATTATTATCCAAAGAAAAACAGACGTCCTTCATCAGGCGGAATTAGCCGCACAGGCAGAAATGGAAAGCTACCTAAGGGAGCGGTATAATGTAGCAAAAATATTTGCTGCCACAGGTGACGATCGTAATGCACTCATCGTGCTTTATATGATTGATATTGCCTTATACCACCTTCATTCCAATATATCAGCGGACAACATTCCGGAATTAAGGATCATCCGGTATAATGCGGCCAAAGACTGGTTAAAGGATGTCGCCAAAGGAAACATATCGCCAGACCTTCCGGAAAAAGAGGTGACAGACGGAACCGACACCGGACAACTAAGTACAGAATTTGGCAGCCGTCCCAAATATTCAGAACGCTATTAATCACCTTTTAAAACCTTTTTAAATGAGATTTAAATTATCTGACATTACCGATATGTTCACCAATAAATTTGGAGGTAAAGACAAAGAATATGAACAAGCCGTCACCCAAATGGTAGAGGCTATTAAGCGACAAAGGACTTTATATACAAAAGAGATAAGAGACTGGAAACTGGCGAAAGCTGCGGCCACTGATCCAGTACTTCCCAGACGAAAACCGCTTATCGATATTTTTGAAGACCTGCTCGAAGACCCTTTTATTTTTGGCAGATCAGAAACCCGAAAGCTGCGGGTTTCTAATAAAGGTGTGGCCATTGTAAATGATAAAGGAGAGATCGATGATGAGAAAACAAAACTATTACAAAAACGTTGGTTCAATAACTTCATCAAATATACTATTGATAGTATATACTTTTCTTATACCCTGATGTATCCGAAAGAACTGGACGAAAACGGATATATTAAAAACCTGTCGTTTGTTTATCGGGATCATATCCTTCCGGAAAAAACAGAGCTGCTTACTTATCCCTATGATTTAAGCGGTGAGAACTTCCGGGAAGGAATCCTCAAACGTTGGACACTTTGGGTACACCATGAGCATTCTATAGGGCTTTTGAATAAAGCCGTACCGCTTTGGATATTTAAAAAACACTCATGGCAGAACTGGGATGAATTTGAAGAAATGTTCGGTATCCCGATGCGAACGGCAAAGGTCGCTTCATCTGATCCACGGGTAAAAAGAGAGGTTGATAAATGGCTTAAAGATTTAGGTTCTGCCGGATGGGCGAGATTCCCGGAAGGTGTGGAAATTGACATCAAAGAATCAAACAGTCGGGACAGCTTCAATGTATTTAATGAAAAAAGAAAGGCGTGTAATGAAGAATTAGCAACGCTTTTCGATGGTCATGCAGAAACAGCAAAAGACACCGGAAGCCGGGCAAAGTCCGGAGAGATTATCGCAGCTACTCAAAAGCTCATCACGATGGATGATGAAACTATGGTAATGTTTATTATTAATGATGATCTTTTGCCATGGCTTATAGAGCTGGGTTATCCATTTAATGAAACGGATAAGTGTATCTGGAACGACAACGAACAAACGACACCGGAAGAACGGTTAAGAATATTTAAAGGCGTAAGATATTTAGGCTATAAGGTAAAAAAAGAGCAAATCGAAACTGAACTGGACGTCGAGATTGTGGGAGAAATTGATATGCAAAGATTACCACAGTCTCCGGATAATCGTTATGAAAATTTTAAGACGCCTCACAATCATTCGGGTTGTGGGGCTAAAAAAGCGGATTTATCGCTTTTAAATGACCTTCGAGACCTTACTCCGGAGGAAGAAGATTTTTTGCGACAGCTCTATGAGAATCCGGATTCTATCAACTGGAATTATAATGAGTTTAAGGCCACGAATAATGCTTTATTGGATTCAATTAAAAGAGGCTTTGGAAAGGTAGACTATGATTTTGATAGTACGGATCATAGACGCATGAGGGCATGGATGGATAATATCCACAGATTTGGCGTAGATAAAACACAGGCGGAAGTCTATGAGCTTAATGAGATGCTGAAAGCTCCGGATGTAAAGAGCTATGCTGATTTCAGAAAAAAGGTAAAAGCTGTTTTTCCGAAGTATAAAGATTTCTATTTGCAAACGGAGTGGGATCATGCCAATGCCACATCCAACATGGCAGCCAGATACCTGGACATGATGGACGATATTGACATTGCTCCTTACTGGAAATTCGATGCTATTCTGGATGATAGAACAACAGTGGTTTGTAATAGTCTTGAAGGGAAAGTATTTGATAAAAGAGACAAAAACTCCTGGAAGTTTTTACCGCCTTTACATTGGAAATGTCGGTCTGATGCAATTCAGATTTTCGACTATGATGGTGAGATCACCAGTTTTGAGGATGCTGTAAAACTTGATCCGGACGGATGGGAAAGGATGCAAAAACAGGGCTTTGATGTGAACTGGGGTGATAGTGACCAGGTATTCACCAAAGCGCAAAGCTATTTAAGCAAACTCCCTAAAACAGAAAAGCCTATCGATGTCGAAGATTTAGGAATCACAGATTATGGACTTAGTGACTGGGCAAAAGTGAAAAAGCACAGTTATCCGGAAAAGTCTCTCACGATAAAAAGCCATCAGGACAAAACAGGTATGGCCAGAGTTTCAACCGTTCAGGATTTACCGCTATGGATTGATACTGATGAGCTTAAAATGAGTAATGAGGAATTTACACGGGTTAAGGAAACTTTGACCATACCGGATGAAGTTTACTGGAGTGATTCCGAGACAGTTCCTTACATGACTTATTTACGCTTTTATAAAGACGGGGCTATGAAGGTGACCTCCCGATCTGTGAAGGTTTCTTCATTTGAGTACATTACCGATGTAGACAGCGTAAGAAAAGGGCTTCTAATCTATACACCAAAGGAATATATAAACTATTCCCGCCAGTTGTACAAAGACTATTCTTCAGAATGGCAAAAGGAGCTTTTCAGTGAGCAAAACGGCGGTTATCTGGTGACGAGTAAAAACAGGATCACAAAGTCAAAGATCAATAAAAATGAAACTGAAAAATTCCTGAAGGAAAAAACAATGGCGAAAGTTTTTGCTAATGCCGGACACAGAATCGAACTACTCGACGAAGTTTCAGGAATAAGCTCACCGGATGCGATATTTAACGGACTTAAGGCAGATTTAAAGAGCCTTTCCAGTCATAATAATGTTATCAAACATTGTGTCAAAGCTATAAAAAAACAAAATGCTGATATTGTATTGATTGAATTTACAAACGAAACTAAAGAAATTCATGAGATTGTTCTCGAATTAAAAAGAAAAAACTTCCAAGTATATTATTATTTCCAAGGTGAAAATAAAATATACAATACTCTATAAAATAAGACAGCCTACAATATGTAGGCTGAATGTATGGCGGTTCGAGCCGCCCGAAGCGTAACACGACCCTTTGATGCAAATATATAAAATTATTTAATAACTACAAAATGAACGGTTTACAATATGTACTCGATTTAATGGACAGGTCTTTCGGGACTAACATTAATCGGGCTAGAAATCAAACACAAGGCCTGGACAATGCCGTGAAGAAGGTTAAAAGTACCGGAGCTGACGCCTTCGGTTCTCTGGCGAGGTTTGCCAAAACTGCGGGAGCTGCCATCGGGATTGCTTTATCTGTAAGCTCCATTATAGGTTTCGGAAAAGAAGTCACCGCCATCACGGCAAAATTTGAGGGTATGACCAATGCCATAGAATTTGCCTCGGGACAGGACGGGGCAAAAAATATCGCATTTCTGGATGATAAGATCAAAAGCCTAAACCTCAATATGGAATCCAGTTACAAAGGATTTCAAACGCTTTCAGGTTCCCTGAAGGGAACTGCACTGGAAGGACAGGCCACACGGGATATTTTTGAAGCTGTGGGTATTGCTGCTACCGTGATGAATCTTTCAGCCGAACAGAGTGAGGGAGCATTTTTAGCGCTTTCGCAGATGGCCTCAAAAGGAAAGGTGCAGGCGGAAGAATTACGGGGACAACTCGGGGAACGAATACCCGGGGCTTTAAATATTGCCGCCCGGGCAATGGGCGTCACGCAGGCACAGTTAAACGACATGCTGGATAAAGGGGAAGTCTATGCCACAGACTTTTTGCCAAAATTCGCCAAAGAGCTAAAAGCCACATTTGAAGACGGTTTGCCTAAAGCCATGAACTCTATGCAGTCGGCTATTAATAGACAGGAAAATGCGTTAACGCAGTTTAAACTCAAAACAGGTGAAACATTCCGTCCGCTGATTATTGGCGTACTGGAAGCAGGAAACAAGCTTTTCGGATTCCTTTCAGAGATGATGAAACATACTGAACCTGTCAGAATTGCGCTTTTAGGAGTTGCGGACGCTTTCAAGCCTGTAACGGATGCTATTATGAATAATCCGTTTTTACAGTTTTCTACGGATGGAGATATGGCAAAAAGCGTAATGGAAGGCATTGCCGCTGTTATCGTGAAACTAACCCCGCTTTTTGCATTTCTGGGGGAAATTCTGGGAACGATAGAAGATATGTACAACAGAATACGCCAGGTAATTGCTGATAACATTGTTCAGATGTATGAATCCGGAAACGTCGCTCAATACCTTACTAATGTCCTTTCTGTACTGAAATGGATATGGGATTTAATTGCTCCGGCGATTGGTTATGTAGGTGATATTCTGGGGGCAGTTATTAATGTAGTCTTACAGGCTATAGATGCCGTTTTAGGAGTTGTTAATGCGATTGTGGAATGGGGTTCAAAAATTCAGTGGATACAACGCTACTTAAATGCTTTTGTAGGTTCGGTGCAATCTGTTTTCAAAAGTATCCGGGATATAGCGGTTAATTATCTGGGAGGTGTCGCCGATCTTATTGTCGGGGTGTTCACGCTCGATATAGACAAGATCAAATCAGCAATGCAGAAAGGCTTTAATGTGGTTAAGGAAACCGCTCTGATTCTCCCGAGACAATTAAAAGGAGCTTATGACGGCTGGAATAAGGAACTAAGCAAACCTGTTAATAAAGATGTAAAAATCACTACAACCAATAAAGACGGGAAACCTGCATCTATTTTAGCCCCTCCGGTTGGGAAACCTCCGAAGTTAGACGGCAGCGGCGGCAGTGGTGATGATAAAGACAAAAAAGGAAAGAAAAATAAGGTTTCCGGAAGTGGAACCGGGGGTGATGGAAAACACATGGTTTTTAATATTCAGTCTTTTGTGAAAGAGTTAACGATACAGACCACCAACTTAAAGGAAAGCCCGCAGGATATAAGAAGAATGTTAGCAGATATATTTAACGATGCTATTGCAGATATAGAAATAAGAGCCAATGCCTAATAACGATAACGCCCAGGAATTTGATAAGCTGAAAAAAAAATATTTGAGCTTTAGACGAAATATTCCACAGAAAGCAGCCATCACAATGGTAAACTTCTTTAAACGTAATTTTCAGGTGGGTGGTTTTGTGGATGTGCCTTTCCAGAGGTGGAAGCCCAGTACTTATCCGGGAGCTAGGCGCACCATGGTAAAGTCGGGAAATACACGCAGGGAAATACGCAAAATACGTATATCTCAATCCCAGGTAGTTGTCGGTATTGCCAATCAAAACCACTATGCCAAAATCCATAATGAAGGGGGTAAAATACTTATTACCCCAAAAATGCGGCGTTTCTTCTGGGCAAAGTTCAAAGAAACCGGAAAGGGATACTGGAAAGGTCTTGCACTAACGAAAAAAACACATATTGAAATACCACAAAGGAAATTTATCGGTGATTCCAAAGCTTTGGAAAAAACACTCGATCGTATGTTAATAAGAGAACTTCAAAAAGCTTTATCATGAGTACAAAAGGAAATGTTTATAAAAAAATCAGTGATCATTTAGAAACTAATGTCCCTCAACTGATCTATATAGATAAGGACAGAGGGCAAACAGAAAAAGAAAATATCGTACTGGTTCCAAAGCCTGCTGTTCTGATAGGATTCCAGCGTTTTGAATGGGAAGCTATAGGAGGCGGAGTTCATCAGGGGAAAGGCTCTATCCGGATTCGGGTAGTATGCGAAAATTATGCAGAAAGCTATTCCGGAAGTATTGACCAGGACCAGGCTCTGGCTTTCTTTGATCTTAACGAAGAAATAGATAACGCCCTGGAAGGATTAAGCGGTGTGAGCTTCAGCCAGCTCACCAAAATATCAGATGAAGACGATCTGGATCACGACAACGTTATTATTACCGTATACGAATACGAAACCACGATAACAGATTATTCAAAGGCGGAATGTCAGAATATGGTTCCTGTAGATGCAGAGCCTATCGTAAAGTATGTCAATAAAAAAGACCTGCCAAAAAAGCAGGTCTCTGATGATATAGGTTTTATAATTAATATTTAGTTACTTATAATAATCTTTTGCCGGGGTGACAACAATCTTTGACTGTCCATTCGTTCCAACCGATAAAGCAGCTACATCGCTTAAAAAACGGGTTGTTACAGTTTCCCCCGGCTTTGTATCCCGGAAGTTGATTGCACGGCTCCAAAAGTTGATATAAAACCTTACTATATAGGTTGTGTCGCCCCATATTTCCATTTTTGTAATAATAGGATATTTGTAACCTTTAGATTTTCTATAACTTTCTTTCATATAGATGAATGCGGTTTTTTCATTTCCAGAAACAATATTTTGTTTATATCGTTTTTGCCAAAAATTATCATTTGACAATCCTGATTTATAACTATCATCATAATGAAATCCCATTCTGGTTAAAAGACCTTCATATCCATACCCTCCTTTATTAGATGTATCAACATTAGTCATTAACCATTCATATTCATTCCCCGCCGCAGCGTAGATGTCAGCTTCTTTTAAATTGGTTTGTGAAAATAAGAATACTGGAAATATCAGTAGTAGTAAAAACTTTTTCATTATGCGTAATTTTTATAGTGACCAGTACCACGAATGATCAGCCAGATTGTTTCTCTCTCTAATGGCAAAAACTCTTCTTCAAGCAATGTTAAGGCATAATCGGAATTATAATGCTTTTCATCAGTTAAGAAGTTAAAACGGCTACGAATTTTTTCGTTTCTGCGAATTATCTTAGTTTTCTTTGATTCTTTTACCATCATTTAACAAAAATAATCAACAGCTTCGATTTGTGCAAGTTGGGTTTTATACCGTAAACATAAAAGGCCACGGAGTTCGTGGCCTAATTGTTAAGAAGTTGTGATACTAAATTGTTAAATGTTATCTGATCGATTTCAGCTCCTTTCTGTGGAGAAAAAAACACTGTTGTATGACCGCCCTGGACTTGAACTTTATAATCTATTAATTTTATTGAATTTGTGGATGAGAACTTTTTGAAAACCTTTTTAAAGCTGCCGTTTTTCTTTGTTACCTTGATTTCTTCCATTATGATTGATCTTTCTTGTTTGTTAAAAAAGCCCCGGCAAACAAATAAAACCGGGGCTCACCAATGTTACACTTAATTTTACGCTACATGTTTAACCTTCCTCATTATTTCTATTACAAAAGTAATTCTGTTTTATCTTTGTTGTTTACGGATTGCCGTAATGTATTTAAAAACTATTGTTTAAAGGCCTTTTAAAAACTCTTTAATTTCCTTTTCAAACACATTTAAGTATAGAGTGTCATATCCTTGCTTTTCATCTGGCTTTGTCGCTGTAAAGGTATTTACCGTAAATGCAGGCTCAATCACTAAAAATTCTTCTGTTGCAGGAACCTCAAAGAAAAAAGGTTTAATTTCATAGCCCCTCATCTGAAGAAACGTAAAAAGATCACTTTGCGGAGTATGCATTTTAACTTCAAGCTTTATAGTGTCGTTTCCGACTGGTACCGCTTTAATCATAATTTCATCGCTCTTTTAACTTCATCAAGCCAACCTATATACTTATCTAGACTATGACTATTGAACGCATTATGACAGTCAATTAAAATAAGATCAGGGCGTTTATCATCAATTCGTAAACCTCTGGGAGACTGTCCCTCTTTAAGTTCTATTTTTTGACTTCCTGAACTTAAAGTATATGTATTTCTTTTGGATGTATCATAAGTAACAACTAAAGTGTAATCTTGTACTGTAACATGGGATTGTACATCTAAAATCTGATATCCTTTTGCTGCAAACTCATTAAATGTCTGTTGTACCTTCTGGCAATTCTGATGGGAAAATATTTCTACTTGTTTCATTTTTTATTGGTTTGTCTTCTTTCTTTTTCTGCGATTAAAATTTCGTGTGCTTCAGGACAGCTAAACGCTGTCGCTGTAATTTGCTGTGCAAGGTCTTTTTTAGATAGTTTCTTGCAGGATTCCGGAAGGTTCTCTAAATAAGTAACAAATCCGACTGATGTGTCCCTGGTTAAATTATACTGATGTGGTTTCGCTTCCAAATCCTTTACTGGGCTACTAAGCTTTGAGATCAGTAAATCCAGTTTTTCAATCGTTTTGTCTGAAACATCAGTACTTTGCTCTTCTTTCTTTCGTTGGCCTTCCTGTTTCCTGTAAAGCCTTTCCCTTTCGTCTGCTTTATGATCAAGATACTGGGAAACCCATCCCATAATTACCAGACTGTCGATTCGGTAAATTTGTCCAAAATCGCCTTTTCTGGCCATTTTGAACATAAGGATAATGTCTTCTATCGTATCACCTGTGAAAGCGTCTAAAAGATCACCTGCGAGTACCTGGATCTGGAAAGCTTCCATTTTCTTGCTGACGTTGGTCAGCTCCTGAAAGTATTCTACAATTTTGCAAATTTGTTCAATTACTGAAATCCTGTTCTGTTTATCCCTGACAATATTTGCCAGAACTATTCCAGTCTCGATAGATTCCTGAACACTCAAACTTTGCTCAACTTTCACCAACTGCATATAAAATGCTTTTTTATCAGTCGCCGTACATTGCTGCAATATCGCTAAGGTCGTCGGCTGCGCTTCTTTGGGCTTTATTAAATTGTTCATAGTACTTTCTGTATTGTTCCGGATTCTGTTCTGCTGCAAGAGCTTCGTTAACATATTTTTCAAGCTTTTTCGGTCTAAATATGGTCTCTATGCAAAGATGTTTAGACCACTGGGGATCATTCTTCCATTGAATTGTTTTAACAATAATAGCTTTCTTTATTTCTTCAATGGTAAAGCCTTCTTTTAGGCGGGCTTTAATCGTAATTAAATTGCTTTTTATTGGTCTGGCTTTTCGGCCAGTTACTTCGTTAAAAAACTGAAGTATTTCTAATTCTGGGGTGATTATTTCTTCTGTACTCATCACAATTATTTATAAGTTTTCTTTTTATATTTAATCATATCTATCACTAACCAACAAATGAAATAGATTACTGCTGATGTCCAGTTAATTTTCATCCAAATAAAATTTAAAGTCCATATGAAAACAGTAGTGCTTACTATTGATACAACAAATGAAATAAGCATTATAGCCGCTATTATATTTCTCACTTTCATGTTTAGTAATGAATTGTATATCGTTGTCCTTCCTGATAATTTTTGAATGAAACTGAATCAATATTTATTTTTTCAACTTTTGCGGTATCTGATATATAAACAATGAATGAACTATTTATCTTTTCTCTTGTAGTTCTAAAGTATTGTGTTTTTCCAATCATATACCAATGTTTCTGATCTATATAATGAGCCTTGATATAGCTTTTACCAACACAATAACCTGTAAAAGCCGTTGTTTTATTTTCGCAGCTATATAGAACTATTAATAATAGTATTAAAGAATATTTCCACATGCTAATTCATATTTATTTTATCGACGCCTTGTTTCCACCATGCTTTTGA